TGCATTTGGGGATTCATTTGTTGTTGCATTTGCTGAGCAGACATTTGATTACGCATTTGAGGATTCATTTGTTGTGGAGCCGTTTGCATTTGTCGTTCTTGCATTTGTCGTTCTTGCATTTGTCGTTCTTGCATTTGCCGTTCTTGCATTTGCCTTTTTTGGTCTTCTTTTTCTTTTGCAGCTTTCTCTTTCATTTCACTATCAATCTTATTATAAGAATTAAAAGATGAATATGGACTTGGTTTACGAGATGACATTTTATAATTCTATTTTTTTAAGTATACAATTATTTTTTGCGATAAAAGTGCAAAATTAAAATGATCAAGGCTACAACAACAATTACCAATAGAATTGTACTATCGATGAGAGTATTCATGAAAGACGAGACTACAGATGTAGTTGGGTCTGAAGCCATTAGTTTATAACCTTCAACAGATTTAAATGTATCTTTAGTTGTAATACGGGTGATTTGATTACCATCTTTCTTGTACATTTTTATTATAAGTTTTTATTTTTTATTATCGTATTTTTTTAAGACTTCTTTTTTTTCAACATCAGCTTTTTTCGATTCTTCAATTTCCTTGCACAATTTTTCGGCTTTTGTTCCATCCATGTAATTCAACAAAACATTCAGAGTTCGTTGTTTGATTTCACTTTTGTTTTTTCGTTTCACTCTGTCAACTTTCTCGGATACCAAAGCAATATATTGGTCTTTTACACCTGGTTGATTTTTTTCTTTCAAAAAAAGCAAGATCTTTTCCTTGATTTCTTTCATTCGAGATGTTAGTTTTTTGAGTTCAACCCGTCTCTTTTTAATTTCAGGTTCTAGGGATTCAAATTCTGACATTAGAGATTTTATTGGAATATCGGTAGCCATTTTTAACATAATAAAAACTTTTAAATGTATATAATAAAATAATGAAATATATTTATGATATTTTGAATTGGAATCCGATAAACACAAATTCATTCAATTTACTTTCCAAAGTTAACATTAAACCCGATGTTAAACTACTCGAATTGTTTAAAATTGCTCCACTGCACAACATTTTATGCAGAGTACAAGGCACTGACAGTAAACATTATGATGACGTAACTTACGGAAAAATCGACAAATCAACTGAAGATGATACCTATTACATTACTCTTGACAAAATTTGGTGGAGTTACCCTGATCCGGATAAATTGGGACAAATCGAATTTTTGGACCAGACCGTTTTTAAAACCATCGATTATATTACGAACCCAAATGCAAGTCCTATCATTCCATTCAACGAAACACCAACCTTGAATTTATTGTACAACTCTGAAAATGAAAACGCCGACAAGGATAAAAATTTGTCAAATGCTGCAGAAAAGGATAATTTGTCGAATGCTCAAGGCAATGCTGTTATAGTTACGACTCAAACTCAATTTTGTTCTAGTCCTAGAATGAAATTGTCTGATATGCTAATCCCGATCGGGATTAGTTTAGTATTGATTGGGATGTTAAGTTATGTTCTTCCCAAAAAACTTCTTAAGTAAAATTTTGCAATGTTGATTGATCAATACCTTCTGTTCTTTTCCCAATTTTTCCAAACACTCAATATTAAACCACCCAATCCCATTCGCATCATTGTCTTGGATATGATTCTGTGGATAAATGTCAAATTCCTTTACTTCTGTAGTATAATACATCGCCTTATTTTTTACCAACGTTTTGCTCAAAAATTGTTGTTGCGACAATAAAATCCCCGTCTCTTCAAACACCTCTCGAATCGCACAATTGATAACCGTTTCGTCATCTTGTAAAGTACCTTTAGGTGGGCCCCACATTTGACCTCGTGATTGCACTAATAAAATTTTATTCGTATCTGGATCAATCACAAAACTACCAGCCTTTACGATTTTTCCTGTATTTGATTTCCATCCATCTCCATTATTCCATTTTACCTGTTTGTACGGGGTAATTTTGTACGTACAACATTCATTGGTGCATTTGTAAATATTAATCATCTTATATTAATATTTATTCTTTTTAAAGTTTAATTATCATTTTTACAAATCGATTGAATTGATAGAAACATTAGACTGAATCGTACCATATTTTGATTTGTATTCGAATGATTCAAGACAAGGTTTATAAATCCTTGAAATGTCGCTTTTACTTTTAGTTGAGATTTTTTTATACTCTTTGTACAAAATACTATGATTCATGGTTGGTAAAATCACGATTCCTTCCCAATCGTTTCTTTTCCCGTCCATATCAACCTTGAATTCTTCAGGATAAAAAATCGCAGTTTTTGGATTTGTCATTATCTGCTGCAAATTTGTCGGTAACAAATTCGAACTTTTCGGAGGAAGAACGCATAGCAATTGGAACAAAGGATCGTACGGTTTATCATTAGTCACAACTTTATCTGTATTTTCAGTGCAATATTTTTGCATATCGCTACAAAAAGGGGCGTAAGAATAGGGATAATACCAATTCCAAGAAGATACCCCCTCCAAATAATAAGTTAATACCCACTGCATTCCCTTCAAGTATTGGATGCACGCATTTTCAATGTCTTTTTCAGAATGGCAATTTAATTTTAAATAATAGTCTTTGCGATACGCTTCCCAATTTAATTTGTACTCGAGATTAATTAATTCGGTGTGTTTTTCAAGAAGCGAATCTCGCACCTTTGTACGTCGTTCTTCTAAAACAGAGATTTCAGATGCGGCCAAAGTTCCAAGCAAGATTTGAAGAGGTTTTGCTTGAATTGTGTAAAAAGTAGATACAATATTTCCGTATGAAGAAACTGTGTTTCTGTAGACATCAAAAAATGTTTCAATGGATCCCTCCAAGATATCAATCGTAGGCAAATGTGGTAAGAAATCGTTTCCAGACATAAACATCATCAAAATGAAATCGTTAATAAAAAATTGGTCTTTTAACATGGAAGGTTCTTGTAAAAGGGTGTAGACCAACGTATCTCGAATCGGTTTCATATCAATATGAAACAAATCGTTTCTATTTTCACGTAAAATGTGGAAATTTTCACGTTGACTAGCAAGTGCAAGCATGATTAAATCCGCGTCCATACCGTGAATCATGTAATGTTCATTTTCTGAACCGAATTGTCGCACATATTTTACAAGTTTGTGTTCACCTTCTCCTGGAACTTTTTCGTTACTAAAAATCACTTCTGGCCATAAAGGATCATTTGCCATTTTGTATCTTATAAACCATTCTAGGTATTGTGACAATGAATCCATGAACCTAGTTCCAGGAGTGATACAATTGCTATCAAATGCGTCAGGATGAACCTCGCTCTTGTAACGACGCTGACGCTGTTGAAATTGTTTGCTTACAGGAGCTACGCCGTCAATACACATAACTATTTTTTTAGGTTTTACAATGGATACAATATGACTGATATAATTTCCAGTTTGTTCATAGAAAAAAGACAATTGTCGGTTATAATTAATGATTGGTTTTTTTGCGAATGAACCGTAATTGAAAGCTTTTTGGGCACATTGATGAAAGATTCCGTTGAGATCAATTAAAAGGGTGTCAATAGGTATATCAAGTTGATTTTTTACGATTCGTATGTGCTTTGAAAAGGTTTTTCTGAACCAGCTGAAAAAGTATTTGATTCCCATTTGAATTAAAAAATTTGCAATTAAATTAGAATTTAATTTAATTATTTCTCTTTAAAAATTTTGGATAACGTTTTCATATGAAATGAACATTCCTCGTATTCAAACAAATTGAACGTTTTTCGGTAATCTTCAATCAACAAAGGTCCTCCAAATGCTTTAAGCAATCTCCAATGAGGTGAAGCTTTTATCTTTGAAACATTTTTTCCCATAATTTCCTTGTACATTGTGTACGTCAACATTTTGCTCTCATTGTAAAAAGGATCTTTTGAGTTATCATTAATAAAAGCGATCACGCAATTAAAACTGCAGAAAATTCCGTCTGTGATATAATGCTCGGTCTCAATCGGCTTTACATCAACTGAAAGTTTATTTGAAAGCACTTGTTCAAGTTTATTTTTTGTTAAATTTTCTTTCATGTAATATTTATCCTTTGTAATGTTGGAAATGTAAGATTTTTCGATACGATTATTGATATATTTGACAGGACAACCTAAGGGCTTGTAAGGGAATGAATGTTTACACCAAAAACATAAAATGTTTGTTTTAGTCGGAAAAATTTCTTTATGGATCCAATCCAGCATTGTAATAAGACACTTGTCATTTTTTTCGTCGACAAAGGAGATTGGACTTTCATCAACTTTTTCTAAAATGTCAAAAATATTTGTCTTGTTATCGGGTACAACATCGGTCTCAATGTTTGAGATGATGGATAAACCGTATTTTGCTTCCGTTTCTTGGATATTAAAACCTTTAAGAAAAAAAGTTCGTTTCTTACTCATTTTGTTTTTATTTAGTTTTATTTTTTATAATCATTTTTATAAATGAATCTCTTTTGGTTGGAAAATCCATTGATTCTCTTTAAAGATATTAAATTTATACCTAAAAAAAATATGCCAAAAGAAACTCAGATGAATTGTATCACACGATTAATTTTGTTCATTTTTTTGCTTATGTATTTAATTGGTTATCAACATTCGGGTTTATTTTTGGCGCTTTCTTTAATTTTTATTATTATTCTTTATTATTTACAAAGAAACATGTCTTGTGAAACATATAAAAAACAGGATTATATCAAAAAATCTGAACAACTTTACAAAGAAGGTGTAAATCAATACAAAAAAAATAGATACACAGTTGAAAAATTTCCTTCTTATTATTCAGACGAACGAATCATTGCAACTGAAATTGTCCCCGACCAAACATTCGTTTCTGCAAACCAAAGATTGGTGGGTCCAGCCAACCCTAAAACTCTTGTCGCGCCTGTAGTCGCTCCTCCATCTCACGACTGGGAATATTGGAAGGCCAACGATTTCGTATTTCCCAGTATTATCAACGAAAAGCGCACCCAAGATTATTACGGAAGCGGTTATTTTACATCGGACGAACCGCTCGTTGAAAACTACGAACCCAAAATGTTACCCACAAAACCCTTACAACCCTATTACGAGAATACCTACTTGACTCCCCAATCTCCAGTTGACGTTCTCGGAAAATACAATGGCAAATATCCTGGAAATATCCATAATGGAAGCAAAATGGGTAGTTCCGCTTTTGTCCCGAAAGATTTTGAGATTCATAAACACCAGCCTGTATACGACGCAAAGCAGTTTAGACGAACAGACGTGCAAAAGTATCCAGGAGATGTCAATCGTTCGTGTACCTATGACGCCTCCAACATTGATTACGATTTACCCACAAATTATATGGCAGGAAATTGTGAACGAAATGATAGAGTGAAAGAATTAAACAATGAATTATTCACAAGCACAATCACGCCAGGAGTATACTACAAAAATCAAATCATTGAACCATTGAATTGGAATGTAGGCATCTCTTTTGACCAACAAATTCCGCCGCGAGAAAAATCGGTAGACAAATACGGAAATATTACCTACACGGCTCTTGACCCAAGCCTTTTTGAACCAGTTGAATCCGTCGATAAAACAGATTACGGTACAGCTCCCTACGAAGTCTACGACCCTCGTACAAATGGGTACGGCACAAGTTACCGCGAATACGAACACGATATTACAGGACAACCGAGATTTTATTACGACGACGTGAATGCAGCCAGACGTCCGAATTACATTATAAGGACTAACATTGACCATTTGTTGAAAGCAGATTCTTATGGTATCATCGATGATACGAGTAATATCATGTCAACGAATTGTAACAGCAGAAAAATTGCAGAGGACGGAATCTTGGATGATACGATCTCTTTTCGAACGGATATGATGACACGTCTGATGAGAAAGAAGAACTCGGAAATGTGGCAACAGCGTCTCGCCCCGTTACAAAAAGGAGGCAATTTCACATTGAGATAAAAATTATTAAATTTTTAATTTAATAAATGACAAGTCCAAGTATAAAAACAACTAAACTGCAATATCGGATTGTACCAGATAATAATATTTATATTTACCTTTCATATTTTTCAATTAGTCTCTTTTTATTGTTAGTTTGCAAACCATCTTTTGTTCTCCAAAAAGAAAATTTGAACGAAACACAAACCAAACTCTCCTATTCTAAATTAATCATGTGGCAACTTATTCTATGCCTTCCCCTAGTTTTTTACTACATAATTAACTATTAAAAAGTAAAGTAAAAAGAAAAGTATTGTTTTAAAAGCTAATTTGTAGTAAGGATTTTTTAATTTTGTGTACGTTTCAATGTAATCATCTAATGAAGGTAAAGAAAGTAAGGAGAATAATAATGTCATGATTAATACTTGTTTGAAATGATATTTTTTCTCCATTTTTCTATTACTAAAAATCGTGTTTATGACATATCTATCCTTATCGGAAATTTCAGAATTATCCGTTTGAATTTGGTGAATATCATCCATTTTATAAAAAAAATAACTTTAAATCAATTTAGACAAATAAAATTATGTAAATGAGCACTCTTGATCTGAACAAACTGAAAGTATCTTTGGAAGAATCTGGTGTCAATATCATTGAATATTACTTGATCGACGAAAAATGTGCCATGATAAAAGCATTTGTCTATGAAATCAATCAATTTTTATTGATTTATGTTCCCACGAAACTTCGTTCAGAAATAAAAAAAAAGAATTCGTACGAATTGAAAACATTGGACGAAGTTACAGATGAAGAAGATTACGCAAAATTCGATGAATATCAAATCAACATGATCAATAAAATCTCAGAAAAAGATTCCTACAAAAATCTAACCCAAAAGTACAATAAACAAATCGTTCTCAACGGCGACGGCGTCGAACAATTCGAGAAAAGAATAATGAGACAGATAAAAAGGCTAAACATCCCATTTTCAAAATTGGATTACACATTGTGCATTCAAAATAAAAAAATAATGGCTCTTCATTTTGGAGATGAAATTAACTTATTTTATGTTAAGAATTACATGAAAGATGTTCGCTGTTACATGTACATTGTAAATGTAAAAGATTTAATTGAAAATATCACAGAAATACAGTATGAATTAGGTAATATCAATAAACAATTTTATTCAATTATTCACGAAATCATTTGCTCAAACATGGTTGAATTGGAGAAGACTAATTCTAGTATCGAAAAATTCGAAAAGAAAAGAGAAGAATTTTTAAAAAAATCTTATACGCTTATCTCCGCCATTAAAAAAATCGAAGAAGAAGAAAAAATCGAAATCAAAAAATTCAAATCTTTATTCACCAAAGAAACTTCAACTATGAGAAAAAATACATTAGAAACAGAGTACCAGAATGTCACATCATCTTTTATCAAAAGAAAGACAGAAAAGTTTGATGCGTTGATAGATGAAACCTACATCTTCCATATTTTTTTTCTGTTGTTGGAGGAAATCTCGTTTGACAATTACATCATGTTTAAAAGAACAACAACCAATTTTGAGAAACTAAAAGCTTTATTCTCTTAACAATTTCGGGTTATACTTGAATCTGTACTTTTTACACAATTCAACGTCCTTATCCGATAAAGGAATAATCTTTTCGTAGATCGACAGTTTTCCGTAAACCGTTTTGTTTTCTTTTGAAAAAAAAGCAAATTTTGTTGCTTTATGAATGTACCCATATTTTGGCATGAAGAGAATGATACTCTCTTCCCTTTTTTCTCGTTCTTTTTTCTTTTCAATTTCTTCCACTTTCTTTCTGTGGACCGTACAAAAATCTCCCTCTTTTATCATCTTTCCGCATACGTCACCTTTTCTTGGATTCTTGACGAATTCGTAAATGCAAAAATGAACTTCTTCTTCTTCTTCTTCTTCTTCTTCTTCCGAGTTGAAAAGAATCCAATCTGGTTTCACATTGATATTGTACATTTTTTTAATTTTTCTAAAAAACAAATTCAATGCTTTATCAATTAGTTCCATCATTAAAAATAATCAAAAATATATAAAATTTTTCAATTTTATATAAATGAATCGTGCGCATATTGAAAAAGCAAAGTATTTGAAGAATAATTCGAATGTCTATTATGCAAACAAAAAAGATGTACGACAAGTTATCACCGATTTCGACCATTTTCCCTACCAACGTTTTTACAGAGGAGTTCATACAATGAGTTCACCTGTAATCATTGAAAGAGAGGCTGGGTACAGAAAACTAGAACCATCTTGTTACAAAGAACAAATCATCGTCAAATCAGAATACCCCAAACATTGTTTCGAAGGTCCTGCTTCAGTCGTTTACCCATGCTATCCTGACTATCTTCGCAAGTATGCTGACAAGGCTGAGATGGAGATTATGTTGAATCGTGTTTGTGTAGACCGTTCGATTTAAAAAAACTTCTCCTCGATTTTATCACGACATTCTTTGATGATTTTTGAAAATGTATGGTAAGATTCTCGCATACATTCTTTATGAGGAGAAGATAAAATCACGTTTCCACTTTGAAACACTAAAAATGTGTTGTATCTGATTTTCATCTTGTCTTTTTGTTGTTCTTTTGCATCGAGTGTCTCAAAATACTCTGAATAAGTCATCTTTTTGTGATGCCACTCATCCTTCAACGTGATTTTCGAGATTGGAATATTATCAATATTTTTTAGAGGAATTTTAATGTTTACACCCGTATACCCGAAACTTGTTTCTAGCAATGAGAAATATTCGCTCGTTGAATTAATATGATAATCTAGATTTTCTCGATTGATACAAAATCCCAAATTAAAGTTGATATTGGTCATTACAGATAGAAAAATGATCTCTGTATCTCCATCATATTGGATGATTTTAGAAGTGTCTTTGGTATACTCATGAATGAATTTCATGCACAACTGTGAATGGTCCTCGTTTTTGCATCCCGTAAATTGAAATTTACCATTTTTACTAACTTTAAAATTAATGAATTTATTGTCAAGATACATTACAATTGTCAGACTATTGCGAAAGAAACGCTTTGAGTTTTTCTTTTCTTTAAGGATCACTCCTCTCAATTTATTACCAATTTTTAATGTAACAATTTGTCCATCTTTTAATTCGATTCCAAGTTCTTCTTTCTTCTCTAATTTTGATTTACGGCCTCTTTTTTTGGGGATTACTTTGTGATCCGTTACAGGTAAATGATTAAACAATGCATTAATGTCAACTTTCCAATTTGTTTTCGCAATAATAGTCTGTGTAGAGATTGCAATATCATCAAATTTTTTCTCAGTTTCCATGCTTTCTATTTAAATAGCATTTATTTAAATAGAAATTCAATTTTATTTAAATTGCTTTAGACATTTTCGTATTGATTTTCTTGACGATTTCTGTACCACGTGTAACAATTTTCAAAGATACAGCAAGTGTTAAGTGCGCAATATAGTATGAGAAAGCTCACGAGTATAATAAAGAATATGTAGATTGTATCCATCTTTTATTTTTTACGTTTGGAGAAATAAAATTCAATTTTATTCTTGGTAGGAAGTATCTAGTGTAATGTTATTATTGTGTTGAAGAGATTCAGACAAATCATTTAACCCATATTCTTCTATGAAATTATGAGATACATCAAGCAATTTCAATGTTTTGTTTCGTCGAATGGCTACAGCTAAACTAAAAGCTCCTCTTTCTTGAATCTCATTAAAAGACAAGTCAAGTTTCTTTAAAGAAGTGTTTGAAATGAGAGCGGCGGATAGAGATCTTGCACCTCCATTTGAAACAATATTGTGTGAAAGATCAATTACTTCTAATGTATTTTTGTAGAGGATATCAGCTAAAATAATGGCATAGGTATCTCCTAGATAATTCTTTCTTAGAATGAGTGTAGTGAGAGATGTATTCACTTTAAGTGCATCGTATAAATTCATACAATCTACAATTTGCAAATTACGAGTAAGATCAAGAACTTTTACTTTATTTTCTTTCACGTTTGAATAATCATTGTCGTCATTTAATAATTCGTAATCCATTTTGTTAAAAGTTTGATGATTTAAATCATTATTGTGTTCACTGTACCGATTTTTATTTCTTCTCCGACTTTACCGATTTTGATTTCTTCACCGACTTTACCGATTTTGATTTCTTCACCGACTTTACCGATTTTGATTTCTTCTCCGACTTTACCGATTTTGATTTCTTCACCGACTTTACCGATTTTGATTTCTTCTCCGACTTTACCGATTTTGATTTCTTCGCCGACTTTACCGATTTTGATTTCTTCACCGACTTTACAGATTTTGATTTCTTCTCCAACTTTACTGATTTTGATTTCTTCTCCGACTTTACTGATTTTGATTTCTTTGGTGACTTTGATTTCTTTGGTGACTTTACCGACTTTACCGACTTCTTTGCGGATTTTTTGAAATGACTTTCAGGATTTTCTGGATTAGTGGTATCGTAAGCACCATAGTAGTCGTGAATAGTAGCTTCTCCGTTTTTAGTAAGCGCATTACCTCGTGTAGCTAATTCTAAAAAATGCATAAAAGCATCTATTTTTTCTACTCTCTCCATTTCAATAGCTTGATACACTCCGTCAACATATGCTTGGATATCAGAGTCTTTCATCTTGCTCAAATTTTTTAAGAAAATGTGCAAATTTGGTATCATTTCCTCATTATCAATTAATAAATCAGCCAAAAAAGGAATTTCTTCTGGTTGTAACTCATTAAGAATTTCTTGAAATTTTATAGTGTTAATATCTCCTATAACTTTTAGCAAAACCTTTTTCTGTTCTTCATTTAATGTTAATGTCATTTATTATAAAATTTATTTTTGTATGATTCTAAAAAATCTAATTCCAAGAAAATTTTAAAAAATAAACACACAAAAATTGTGCGTTTTGAAAAAAAATATTTCTGAGATTTAAAATTTCGAAATATTCACTTTTTTTCAATAACAGATTAAATTAAAGGTTAAAATTTTAATATACAAAAAAATGACATTTATTTAAATAATTGTTGTTCAAACTTTTTGTTGGTTTTTGTTGGTTTTTGATTATTTTTGTTAGTTTTTATAATAAAAGAAAGGCATATTTAACCATAAACATTAAAATTTGTTGGTTTTTACCATTTTTTGTTAAAATTATTTAAAAAATATTTTTATAAATAAAGGATGGATTTAAAGTGTGATTTTTGCTTGTCGTCTTTCAAAGATAAGTATACTCTTAAAAATCATGTTAATAAAAGCAAAAAATGTATCAAACTTCGAAGTATAAAATGTGAATCTTGTAACAGCTTATTTAATAGTAACACAGATCTTGAAAATCATTTTGTTATCTGTAAAGATTATATCATTAAAAATTTAAAGGAAGAATTGGTCAAAAAGAATAATCTAAATCTTGAATTAAATGCAAGATTAATTGTTCTAGATAATATCCGAGAAAGTTATGAGCGTATGACAAAAGATGCAATAAATCGTCCGACAACACAAACTGTAAATAACATCAGAAATAATTTATCAATGACGTATACGTTAGATGTTATCAAAGAAGACGATTTAATGGATTTATTTCGTGAAACTTTGACAGAGAAAGTATTCATGAGCGGACAAAAAGGTCTCGCAAAACTGTGCACCGACAAAATCATCAATACAAAAGATTCTAAAAAGTTAATGTGTTGTACCGACATCTCTCGAAAAAAGTTCAAGTACATGGATAAAAGTGGTAACATGAATGAAGATGTAGAAGCTAGAGATTTTGTGGATAAAGTAACGAGGCCCATAAAAGAAGCGGGTAAGCAAGTGTATGATACAATGATATCAAGTATCAACAACGAACGTGATAAAGTGAAAGAAGATGAATATGGTAAGAAAGAACGATTAATTGACAAATCGTTTCTAGTCATGAATCGGTACAAAGACATTATCAACATTGACGATCCAAAGTATAATGTAGAGTTTACAAACGAATTGGCGATTTTGAACAAACAAAATTGATTTAAGCAAATCAATTATAATGTAGATTATTTGTAATTTTTAATTATTCCACCTGCTTTCATGTACACTTTTTTACGATGCGAGAAATGTTTTTTCAAACCCTTATGTTCATCCACGAAATCGAATACAATAGGTTCAACTTTTTCTGTTCGCATAACACGTGCCAAATATTGAATGAAATATTCTTCCATATCCGAAGCAATAATCAGTGCATCCAAGATATCATGTGAAAACCCGACACCGCATTTTTGCAAACTTGCAACAATAATTCGAGATTCTTTGTCATACTTGTTTGTATCTTCCACCATCAATGATACCTTTTCTTTTTTATCAATCAATCTTTCATAAATAAAAGTTGCCTGTTGAACTCTCTTGCACAATACCAAAAAATGGCGATCTGGAAACGAATCAATGATATCAACAATCATATTGTTTCGACCTGTATGCATGCACTGTGCGGTAATCAACGCGTTCCAATTTGACGATTCTTCTTCAAATTCAATTCCTGTATCCACTTTGTAGACTATATGTTTATGAAACAATTCACGTTTAATGCAATTTTCTTTACCAAAATAGAGGTCAAGCAATCCATCCATTCCATCAGGTCTTGTTGGTGTGGCGCTGAGACCGAGTAAATAGCGTGGATTGACATAAAACATGGATTCGGAGAGACTTTCTGCCATAATCGCGTGGATTTCGTCAACGATCACGTATCCAATCTTATCAAAGAAATCTCTACCCATTTTTTTCACATTTTGTGCGTTAATAATGTAAATGTCGGCATCTTTGTTTTTCTTTCTAGGTTTAATCATTTCAACTGTTGCATCCGAAAATCTCTCAATACTCTCTTTCCATTGTTCCATCAAGACGACACGATGACATACAATCAACGTTTTCAACTTTATTTTAGTCGCCAAAAAAATCGCCAGACATGTTTTACCGGCGCCTGGGTACAGAGAAATCAAAAGACATCCGTACTTATTCATTCTGGATAAACATTCGTCCTTGATTTCCAATTGAATGGCTCTCAACTCGCTTTTAAAATTGATTGATATCGAATCATAATGTACACGCGGTCTTCTTTCACACGGAATATGTTGCAGTGCCCAGTGAAAAGGAACGTAATAACATTGTTTTTCGCTATGTTGCAAGAATGCGTTAAGGTACGTTTCTTTGACTTTAAATCCAGATCGAGGGTTAAAAGAACTCTCGACTTTTTTTACTTTGACATGATTAATAATTTCGTCTTCTTTTTCAATGGTGATTTGATTGGCGTCGATGCAAATTGACATTTGTATTGATTATTAAAATTATTTTATAATCAATTTTATTCAATGTCTTTTTTTCTTTTCGTGAAAAATGTGTTTCAAACAAATTACAGCAATTCCAAATAAACAAATGTAAGCTAGATACTTTATATTGCTTTGAGTAATAGTTGAAATGAATGTAGGTTCTTTCAGTTTAGGCTTGGTGCATGCATAGTCTGCGTGACAATCAACTAATGTGAGCCCTGTATCATCTTGGATAGATTTTGGTTCAACCAACAAAATGCCGCCGAGACTTACACCATAATCTGAATTATCTGTTTCAAATGCGCACCCTTCGTTAATTGAAGGCAAATCTTTGAAAGTTGCGGAGAGCGCGTACTTGAAATAACCTCCGTCTCCCCATTTTTCGGACCACGAATTTCTGCAGACCCAATATTCTACAGTTGGATAAGTGTATGTAGTAGAATTTATTTCAATGCTGATATCGTGTTCAACGCCCCAACCAACAATTGATATTGCGTGACCACCTAGAGGTATCGTATCATTTTCATGTTGTGTTCCTTTGGCGTAATTTGCTGTTTTTATGTATACACCTTTTGTCAATTCGAATTTACCGTGACTATTGTCAAACATGAAATTTGGGTATACAATAAAACCGCCGACAACTGCTCCGTATTTCCGGAGATGAACTTTAATGTGATTTGGGTCGTAGGAAATAATTTTGTTTTTAATGTTGTAAAGCTTTGGTGGGTTTGTGTTGCAACAACCACATTTGGGGATCATGTCATTTACGCTTTGCATTTCTTGGTCAACATTTCCGGATTTTGGATTGCAATATTTATTTTGTTCGCATATTTTGTAGTAGTTTTGGCAACAATTTGTCGATATCCCTTTTTCAATAATAAAATCGATTACTCCAGAAGGATTTCCGCCGTTACAAGCATTATTTTTTAAAAAGTTAGTTGGAACACTTTGTCCTAATACTTCTTCGTCTTTTAAACAGGACAAGATGTACATTGGACTGATCGATGGATTTTCATCAAGATTCATGCCAAACAAAAAATTATCAGAAATTGTAGTGGCGATTGATACAGCAAAACATGATCCGCAATGGCCTTGGTTTACAGGACGTATTGATTTTTTCTTTAATTCTTTTTCTTTGTTTGAATCAGAAGTGTCGATTGTAAAATTATTCCAGTTTTTTGGAAGTTGTTTTTCTTCTTCACTCATTTGAAATTTTTTCTGAACGATTGTGAATTTACCGACTTTAAAACGTAAATCGCATTTGGATGGTGGGGCGTACACGGTTCCTATCAACGATTCGTCTGGAGAATAGGTAAAGGTTGGTGGCAAAACTAATTTTTGTGTTGTAGCTGAATCGATGATTTCTAGATATTCTTTACTCATTTATTTAGAATTTAATAAAAAATTATGAATATACCAACCCAATGAAATATAAGAAAGATTTTGTTCTCTTTCATTTTCTTCTTTGTTTTTGTTTTCTTCATTTTCATTTTCATTTTCTTCTTCATTTTCGTCTTCATTTTCGTTTTCTTCTTTGTTTTCTTTTTCTTTTTCACTTTCTTCTTTGTTTTTGTTTTCCAACAAGTAAAGGTGTTTAATGTAAAGTAAAGTTAGGTCTCTTTTTGTAGATTCCGGTAAACAATCATTTTTCAGTAGGAAAAGTAGGTGTTCCAAATGATGAATCAAATCCGATGTCATTTTATTTATATATCTCTTTATATATAAATCTAAATTAACGATTTCCGGCAGAGCATGCATAGCAATTGCTCTTGTATCCAGCGATGTTTGACAAATCACGACGCTCTTGGAAATTGCGATTGGCGCGGGTGTCAACGTAGCCCTCTTTCAACTGAGGACGGTAGCCGCTCATGCCATTGGCGCACTGCATGCCTCCATCAACTCCACACGTACCAGTTGAGTAAGGGGAAACGTTTTTGCTGTATTGGTAGCCGACATTTCCACCTTTCATGTAGTCTTCTTTGACGGCTTGTCCGCGCAACAATTCCGTTTGTTTTTGGAAACGGGTGTCGGGGGCGACAGGCATGCCAAGAGCAGCCGGATTGAGATAACCAGATGCGTCCAAGGGAATAAAGTCGATGTATTGAGGGCGTTGGTAATTTTCTACCATGACACGATCAAGTGCGGATTCGCATCCTGGCGATTTGGTGTTGTATGAATCGTAAGAAACGGAACGACCATATTGGTCAAGGCCATTCCATACTGTACACAGTAAATTGTCTGGATTTTGATAACGGTCGGACCATAGTTTCTGGGCGTATCCTGTATTGACACTGCATGTTTGTACTGAACCAGTTAATGCAACACTCATTTTATTATGAGAAAAAGAAAATAATTTTAATTTAACAAAAACTTTAATTCTATTTTTCTAATTCTATTTTTCTAATTCTATTTTTCTAAAAAAATTTCTTTTTCTCGAATCGTTTTTTTGATTTGTTCGCACATATCATATTTACCAGATTTTTTATCCTTACTCTTTTTATTTTTATCTTTCTTTACCCATCCATAAATTCGTATAGAATCTTTTTCAGTCACATCTCCAACTAATGTTTTAAATTCTTTAAACATTTTAGATTTCTTAAATTCTTTAAACTCGTCTTCTTTTATTTCGACTTTATGTATCGGTTCAATTTTTAGTTTATGTATAATTGACAAAAGCTCAATTTCTGGCATTGTATTGCACACTTGACCCCTCGGTTTACCCCTATTATCTGTCTTGCCTTCTTTTGTTTGCTTATTCACAACCTCTTTTTTGAGTATTTTAAATTCATCCTCCACAAACAATCCAATTAATCCGTATTTTTTCATTTTCTCCTCTTTTTCCTTTTCATATTTGTCCTTAATCTCTTTAATGATATCTGAGTCGCAATCGGTCCACACCATTTCTTTTTTATTAAAGCATCTGTACTTTATGAAATCAAAAATAATCAAATCGTCTTTTACTGTAACATACTTTTCGTAAATTTTATGTTTGAGAATGTAATCTCGCAATAAACTACATTTTTCTTCAATCTGTAACCCCTTTTCTCTAGAAATCACAGCTGTTTCATACATCAGATTTTTTGTTTCTTTATCAAAAAAATCAAAGATCTTATCTTTTTCAGATTCTTTTTCATTTTTTAATTTGTTGAATAATTCAATCTCAACTTTCTTATCAAAATTAAATTCAAGTTCGAGTGGAATGTAATCTACGTAAAATGAATCAAGCACGCATTCATTCTTAAAAGATGACAAAAAAACAAGATCATTCTCATGTTTCAAGAAGAAATTCATTTTATTCTTGACAAATAAAACATTATTTTCAATACAGTACAAGATCGTTTTTACTACCAAAAAATCCGATGACATTTTTAATTCGTCCAATGTATACACCGATTTTAGTAGAAATTTGGCTTTTAATTTTTCAACCATCTTTTCAATATCATCTTTATCATAAAATAAATTATAGGTTGAATAATCAATCTCTTTTTGTTCAATCTCATCGTAACATTCGTAATCGCAATCTTTGTACTCGCACTCTCTTAATCCATTCATATCCAAAACATTTCTTTTTTTTGTCAACATGCAATCAAAACTCACCAGTTTCAGCAAATATTCGACCGATTTAATCGATATGTCTTTGTCTTCACACGTCAAATATTTGTATCGATCAATTGATTTAAATTTTCCCAACTTGTTTTTATCTCTTTCATCCTCGGTTTTTTCATCGTCTACTACAATCGTGTAAAGGTAAATATTTACAGTTACATCCAATTGGTGCGAAGATAACCGAAACGCCCTCGCAATCGCTTGATCAATCTGGCTAAAATTCCAATGTGGTGTTAAAATGTGAACATTTTTTACATTTTTAAACGTAAACCCTTCACTTATAATTTCTGTTCCAATAATTACCTTTATTTTTTTACCGTTCACATTGTCTCCGCCATTAAATACATTTATTGCCTTATCAATATCATTTGCCGTATCACTTGTTAATAATGCATACGTTTTTTCGCCGTACCCTTTTTTGAAACTAATAAAACCGAACTCTTCCAACAATTTGGAAAAAATAATGGCACCACCCTCATGCGCCGAATTCATATAAACAAAATGGCTCCCTTCATTACTTAGAAGTAGACGGATACAAGTAGCATACTTTATACTGTATTTCTCCAACTTTTGCAATTTCATTTCATTTGTATCTTCTTTTTTACTATCTTTAATCAACGACTTTTTCCCTTTGTAATATTCCGTATACCCTTTCTCACCAATCGTTTCATTTGGGAAAACGAACAAGGCTGCTTGACTTGCATTCGTGTAAAAAGCTGATACCTTATCTTTGTCCATACGGTCCTTCTCCAATACATCCAAATAGATTCGTTTTTGTGGTTCTTTCAATTTTAGATAGAGTTGTTTCATGTACTTTAAATCTAATAGTTCTCCAACAAATTCTTTCTTTGTATTTGTTCTCATCATTCTCAAAAAACTTACTTTTCCGTACAAGATTTGTTTCAGTTCTTCTTCTCTTTCTGGATTCAATACCAAATCGTTGCCCAATTTAGTCATGTACCTTTTTTTAAATTCTTCTCCGGTTGGCATTTGTCGATCGGAATCTAGGATCAAATTCATCAAACTTGCAATCTCAGATGGCGAATCCACCATCGGTGTACCTGTCATTAAAATAACCTTGCAATTCTTTACGAGATGCAACATTCTGTAGATCTGCGAATACGCATTTTTCTTTGATTCTTTTATATGAAGATGGTGTGCCTCGTCAATTACGATAACCAGATTGCTGTATTCGTCTCGAATGGTTTCATCTGTCATACGTTCCAAGGAATTGCTGAATGCAATAAATGTTCTGAAATCGTAAAAATCTTTCAGTTTTTTATTGATCCGGATATTCACTTTTGTTTTGGTCAATTCAGTGTCGTCTTTGTATCCAATTTTTTTATCTTCGTCTTCAATCGTGTACGTATCATTCGTACATTTGTCTACCAATTCCCTCTTGTAATTAGAAATCAAATTTTCACCTTTCATCAATACCAAGGCGCGCTTGATGGTCGATTTTGGATCCTTTATCACTTTTTCAATGACTGCCACAGATAAACATGTTTTTCCTGTACCAGGTTCGTGCATAACAAGTATTCCTTTATAAGGAGTATTTGAGTTTAAAAAACGGGCAAGAATATTTTGGTGGTTCATGTATTCTCCGCTTTTTGTGGGTGGAATTTCTGTTTTTTCTAGTTTGTAGTCATTGAATTCTTTCTTATAAAATAAAGGTATTTCGTCAACTAAATCTCCTAAAATGTACTTTATATCAATGTCAAATTCTGTATAAGTAGGTAAAAAATCGGCGATTGACATTTATATTAAATTAAATATTTAAATTTAATTTAGTCTAATTGATTGAACAAAATAATTTCAAAATATATTGCAATTTACTCGGGATACAGTCTAGATCAAATTTTAATCTATTTTTTAACACTTTTCCTTCATATGGCAAATCTTTTGACGACAAAAAAGATTGTTGTTCTTCCATATAATAAGCTTTGATTAATGCGTATACAATTTCTTGCTTTTCATCTTCCATTGCTTTAATTTTCTCAATTATGTTTTTTTTCTCTTCATCGTCTAACTCTACAAAGTCTTTTTTCATTGTTTCACATAATGTCTCGTATAATGGAAAGTTGGGAAAGTTCATTTGCTTTTTCTTTTTTTATTTACTTTATTTCAATTTTAAGTTGAGACTTTTTTGAGACTTTTTTTTGAGACTTTTTTTTGAGACTTCGAGACTTTTTTTTTGAGACTTCGAGACTTTTTTTGAGACTTCGAGACTTTTTTTTGAGACTTTTCTTTGAGACTTTTTTGAGACTTTTTTTTGAGACTTTTTTTGAGAGACTTTTTTTTGAGACTTCGAGACTTTTTCCTTAGTTTACTTTTTAGTTTTATCTCTTTCATTTCTGTGTATTTTGCATTCTTTGTTAATAAAATGTCATATTTAGGCAAAACAACAACGTGATCATCTACTATTCCTCTTGAATAAATTCTTATAATGAAATTATCAGTTGTAAGTGGTAAATATTTGTCTTTTAATTTTTGTAAATCGATTTCTTCGTCTTCTAAATATTCAACTCTTTTATCTTCAATCTGTTCGTAGACATCTTCTTCCAATAATTTTTTCAATACGCATAAAGTAACTTCTTCATCTCTATAAAATCCGTTACAGTACTCCATTTATATAATAGTATTTTTATGTATACGCTTCAGAAAATTCCATGTAAAAATCGTCAGATTCACCCCATAAAGGTTGTCCTGAAGCATAAGCGGGAATATTCTTTTTGTCGGGTTGTTTTGGCGCCTCTTTTGTAAATTTCTCTTTTGTCTGGATCTTGTTACTGACCTCTCTAATAAAACGATTGATTTCAGATTCTTCATGCGGCCCATCGTACCTAATAAAAGGTCTTCCGGCAACATACAAAATCATCAACGGGACGTACTTTATTTCAGAGATGGTGCGTTTACTCATGGCAACAATATTCTTCTCTTTGCTAACATTAATCATCCCAAATTGACATCCACCAAGTTGGCCTGGAAGACGCTTAAAAATTGGAATTAAATTACGACTATGTGCACAATTCGTAGAATAGAATAAAATCAAACTTAACCCCCTTATACTATGACACAAAATAGGTCCCTTTGTTCCGGTATTTATCCCAAAATCGTCTGTCTGTAAAAATAATAATCCGCTCATATTTATACTTACAATCTTTATTTAAATCGTGATTTACCAATTTAAACAATTATCTATTATTAAAATGGAGAAAGTTGAAAAAAAACGTGTTGTCATTGCACTTTACGGAGATAATTTCTCACAATCATTCATCATTTCATGGACACAAGCTATCACCGATTTAATGAAAAGTGAACGGTATGAATTCTTAATCTGTCCTGGAAAAAAAGAATCTCGCATTCATACACTAGGAACCGACGTCGTTCGCGGAAAAAGCCAAAAACCCTTCAATGGCGATAAATACGACATTTTTGTCAACATTGATTACGATATGGTCTTTTCATCGCAACAACTAATCGAATTGATTGAAAGTACCAGTTTACACCCCATTGTTTCCGGATATTACATGTTAGCCAACAATAAAAACGTGTCGGTTGTAAAAGAGTGTGTAAAATCCTTTTTTATCGAAAATGGAACCTTTAAATATCTAGAAGCCAAAGACTTTGAAGAAACCGTGCAAAAATACCAAGAACAAATTAAACTTTACAAAGAAGACAATACCAAAACAATTCCTGATCCAGAATTCATGAAAGTTTCTTATGTAGGTCTCGGCTTTTTCGCATGTCGCAAAGAAGTCCTCGATGATTTGCAATACCCTTATTTCAACCATGAATTACAACGTTACCGAAAAGGAAATTTGGAAATCGTAGACATGTGTAACGAAGAAGTATCTTTCTGTAAAAATCTCGAAGATGCTGGATACGATATCATGTTAAACACGCGTTTACGTGTTGGACATGAAAAAAATGTGATTTTGTAAGTTTTTATTTCCAATAAAAACTAATGACTTGAATTCCGCAATTGGCATTCGACCGAACAAAACGGCTTCATACAACATTCACATTTCTTGTGATAAAAGCTCATGTATCACACGTTTTCATCTTTTTTTCAAAATACAAGTTTTTTTCACGAATTAATTGTGTCAATTTATCACGAACGATTTTTATTTGGTATTCCTTCTCGTGTATATCCAACTCTTTTTCTTTGATTTCATCCATACAAGCATAAAGGTATTTGATCGCTTTTGTGTAACATTTTTTAGGAATTTTTTTCTTGTACCTCTCCTTCACTCGATCCATGATTGCAATCATCATTTTCTTGTCTTTAACTACAGTAAGTTTGTGCAACAAGTTCGAAGTCAAAGGTTGAAAATTTATAAATTCCAATAACTTGTACTCGTTGTAATCCATCCTTTGTTTATTTTTTTTCTATTAAAATATTTCAATTTTATATGATACACATTACAGACACAAGATTCGTAGTAGTTTCAATAAGAACAAGATACAATTGTAGAGATTGCGAATGGATATGGAGCATTTGATTAAATTGCAACTGAAATTAATATTTTATATTAATTTAAAAATTCTGTCTGTATTTTCAATATTCTTTCAATCATTTTTATGATTTATTTTTTGGTAATAAATTTAAAAATAATAAATCAATTTTAAAAAAAGAGCATTGGAAAAGTAGTTTAAAGCACTGGAAACCCGAGTGCACCACCAGAGATTCTGATGATATTGTTGTTGACACAAGTCGTGACAA